AGAGAGTAAACAATAGGAAGGGAACATTAGAACAATTCTTATAATGGGGGGGGTCGCCTAAAGTGTCATTATAGTGAGGGGCAAGTCAAATGCCCATCCCTGAGACTCTACGGAGTGAGGTGGCAGTAAGAGAAGTAATTCTCAACCGTCTGTTGTAATTCCTCAACTAGCAGTCAGACATCTGGGATTTGACTCCCTCATTTATTTTTTTACTTTTGACATTTATGGCAACTCGCAGACGTTCTTCAGCAACTAAAACTGCTAAATCTGCATCACCTAAAACTGTTAAAGAAACGGTTGTTTCAGTTAAGAAAGTAACAGCGAAACCAGCAAGAAGGGTAAATAAAGTAACCCGAACTGCCAAATCTGCTGTGACTGAAGTAACAACAACTCCCGAAATTAAGGAGACAAAAGTATCAACAAAGTCTTTAATTGAGAAGTTAAGAGAATTAGATGGATTCAGTCTTGCTATTCTCCCTTTCTTATATCTTGAAGGTTTTGCTAAACTACTCCTTAAAAATCAGTTTTAATTGTTACAAAGTCCCCGAAAGGGGACTTTTTTTTATGGGGGGGGGACGTTTAAAGTGTTATAATAGTGAATAAGGAGATTATGAAAAACATTCACATCGAACATCCTGAAGATTCTGTCCTTAATGGTGATTTAACCGTATTAGATTGGTTCACCAGTAATGGTAAAATATCAGCAAAGATTGATGGTGCTCCAGCAATAGTTTGGGGTCGCAATCCTGCTAATGGAATGTTCTTCGTAGGCACTAAATCTGTCTTTAATAAAGTTAAAATTAAGATCAATCATTCTCATGGAGATATTGATATAAACCATGAGGGAAATGTAGCACGTATTTTACATTCTTGTCTTGATAATCTACCTCATACAGATAAGATTTATCAGGGTGATTTCATGGGATTTGGTGGTAATATATGTTATAAACCTAATACTATTTCATATTTCTTTGAGGAAGTAGTAACTCAGAATATCATAATTGCACCTCATACAGTATATTTTGCAGAGGATGATTTACGCAATGCAGTTGTAGATACATGGGCAAGATTAGATCTTAATAGTAATGATAATGTTCTATTCTTTAGACCATTTATTACTATAGATGAAGAAAGAGAAAATATAAACAATATGTGCCAGTTTGCAAAGCAGATTGCAACTTTATGTGAGTTCCCTAATGATAAACAAATCAAGGTAATTAAGAGGCAATTAAACACTTGTATTCGAGAAGGTATTGAGTTAGATGATATAACATTAGACGCATTTGCAAGTCATAACGAAATAGATATAAATGTCCTACGTTTATGGAAATTAGTGTGGACAATTAAACTTGATATGTTCTCATATATTTCGTGTAATGATCCTGTAGAATGTTACATTGAGGAAGAATATTGTGACCATGAAGGTTATGTATTGACAAACGAATTTGGTACATATAAAATAGTAAATAGGGAAGGATTTAGTAGAGCAAATTTTAACTTATCCCCCATGAATCAATAGGGGGGGGGTCGTGTAAAGTGTCCCTATTGTATAACATGAGGAATTAAAATGAAATTTTCATTGATATTAATTTCAGCATTATTGTTTGCACCTTCAGTTAATGCAATGCCATTTGGTAGAACTGGAGGATCATTTGAGCAATGCAATCGTTATAAGTATAACGAAAGATATGTTCCTGGTTATTATAACAAACATGGTCAATATGTGGGTGGATTTGTGAAAACAACTAAGGTTGATTTACCCTGCATTAGTGATTCTTTTCGTGCAAATAATAGTAATAGAAGTAATACTAATGCTGTTAGTGTAGTATTACCATTAGTCTTTAGTTTATTACAGTAGGGGGGGGTCGTCTAAACTGTTGTAATAGTGTAAGCATTACTGATTCATTTATGACTCAAACAACATTACCTGAAAGAGTTTTAGAATGGACTCAATCTTACTGTGATTCTTTGACTGAAAATTACAAACAACACAGTATAAGAATGTATCAAGGTTCTGATTCTGACTACTCTAAAAAGCAGTTAGAAAATGTAAACAATGGTACTGCTAATCTTACAAACTTCGTTATCAAAAATGGTCGCAAGTATTACAAGATTATGCAAAGAGAGTTCGACACTTTCAGAGATCGTAATGAATGGAGAGAAGGAAGTGTTCACGCATTTGTTGATAAGAATACTGGTGAAGTTTACAAACCAGCATCATACAATTCTCCAGCAAAATATGTAAGATTTGACATGAGAATTATCAATCAACGTGAGCAATTACATAACCCAAGTTTTACAGGTTGGGCAGGTGGTTATCTCTATTTGAGATAATCACCCTTTTTTCTTATAAACAATCAAATCAAATTTGGAGGACTAATTATTATGATTTGGGACGTAAAATTGTATGTTGGTGGTAAAGTATTCACTGAATCTGTTCACGCAGTTAACAGAAATGATGCGATAGATACCGCCAAAAATAGAAATCCAAAAGCAAAGATTATCGGGGTAAATCCAACAACTAGGGAGCAAATTTGATGTTAAAATATGACACAACTGGCAGAATATTAGGATCATTCTTAATAGTAACTGCTTATTTTGTTGTGTTACACGTATCGGCAACAATAGGGGCACTAATGCACTTAATTGCCAATGTAATTAGTCTACCATTCTTTATAAGAACTAAAGCACATGATGTTGTAATAATGTTATCTTTCTTAATGGTAATTTCACTCACTAAGTTATTATGAACACTCTTTCACCTAAAATATACTTAAGTAACGTTAATCGTTATACTAGAGCAGGAAAGAATGGCAAGCAAATTTGCTGTCCTGAGTGTAGAGAATGGTCAACAGTTTATCACTTCAGTTGGAGTGCATTAAGGTGCATTAATTGTGGTGAAGATGTTAACAAAGAGGACTTTATTGTAGAAAAAACAGTATAATAAGGGGGAACCCCTAAATTGCTCTAGTAATGTACAATTCAAAAGGGTCATTTATGGCAACTCGTAGACGCTCAACTGCTACTAAATCAGCAAAAGCAGCAACTACCCAAACCGTAACAAAAACCCCTTCTGTGGTAACAAAAGTCACTAAATACTCAAAACCGATTGAGATTAAAAAAGTGACTGAAACTCCAACAAAAGAGAGAAGATTTGCCACAACTCGTCCAGAAAAACCAAACATTTCTCTGGAAGAATACATCACTGACTTTAAGTTAAGGATGCAAATCAACAACTATGAGGTTATGGAATTCCTTGTAGATTGCAAGAATTTCTATAACACAACCTCTCCACATGTTGTTAAACTCTATAACAATTTGAAAGAGCAAGTTCAGTCATTAAGTGAAACCAAACCCGCAGAAGATAAGAAGGAAGAGAGTTAATCTCTCTTCCTTTTTTCTGTCTTAAAATAATACTATGACCGATTACATTTGCAAAATTAGATATACTGATGATCGTGGAAGATCTCATAATGTTATTATTGAGTCAGATCTTTCAGATAGAAGGTATATTGAACAATTAGTCAGGGCAAGGTATCCCGCTAAAGATGTTTTTATTAATAATGTAAGACAAGGTAAACTCTAAGGGGGAACCCCTAAATTGCACCATTAGTATGAAGACATTCAAGCAATTCACAACATCCTCTAACGGATCACTAAAGAACACTCACATTGAGCACCCTGAAGATAGTGTGCTTAATGGTGATTTAAGTGTGCTTAATTGGTTTACCGAAAATGGTAAGATTTCTGCTAAGATTGATGGTGCTCCAGCAATAGTTTGGGGACGCAATCCTAAGACAGAAAATTTCTTTGTAGGCACTAAATCTGTGTTCAACAAAAGGTTAATTAAGATCAATGAATCGCATGAGGATATTGATAAGAATCATGCTGGAAATGTAGCAACTATATTACATGAATGCTTAGACAATTTACCAAGAACAGATACAATTTATCAGGGTGATTTCATAGGATTTGGTGGTGAAGAATGCTATCAACCTAATACAATTACCTATTATTTCCCTGAGAAAGTAACAAATAACATAATTATTGCACCTCATACAGTATATACTGCTGAGAACGATTTACGAGAGGCAGTTGTAGATAATGATGCAATTCTTAAACTAAAAAGTGATAATAATGTGCTATTTGTTAAACCTCATGTGTTTATTGATGAGCATAGAGATGATATACACGAATTATGCAAATTTGCCCGTCAAATGTCAACAATCTGTGAGTTTCCTGAGTATAAACAAGTACGAAGGATTAAGCAGCATTTAAATGCTTGTATTAGTGATGAGTCTTTATTAGATGG